GCCTGCTTCATGGCCGCGATCTCGTCCTCCGTCAACGCTGCGTAGGCGTCTGGATGCATCACAAGCGCATCCTTCAGCACGAAAGGTTCCGTGCCGATCTCAAACCTGTCGGACAGAGAACCGTCGTCCAAATACACAATCGCCATCAGCCCTCTCCCTCGTCACGAGACTAGGCCAGACGAATGATTGCGTTGGTAGCGTCCGCTGCCGGGAAGACAATGGTGAATGTACCGGCCGAAACCGTCTTGTCAGAGCCAAAGTCAAGAACCACGACGGACTTGTTGCTCTGCGTGGAATTGTAGATCAACGCTCCACGGGCGGTGAAGGACGCCGTGGTCCACGAGGAGTCAGCAAAGTCCACGAAGGCCGTTGTGCCACTGGACGAGGTGGCGGCACTGGCCAGCGTATTACCGGCTGCCGTGTAGCCCGTTCCCGACGTCTCGTTGGTCGCGGAATAGGCGGTCGTAGAGGCGTCCAGCGTGGCGGATGAGGTATACAACGCAATCTTGAACGTGTCCGCTGCCGTGCTGCCACGGGTCACAGTTGTTGTGAAAGCGTGTGTCCCCGTCAGAAGCTGAAGCTTGAACGACGTACACATGAAGTTTCCGGTAAAAGCCATTACAGCCTCCTAAGATGTTCAGCCAGTTGGGGATGACCAGCCTCTGACACCAGATAACTGACCGTTGATCTGTCGCACTTTATAGCACGGTTTATATGCTCAAGCACAACGACTTCGATTGCGGCCTTGTAAGCCTGCGCCTGCTCCCGAATGGCGGGGTGAGCGGTGTCAGCGACCTGAACAATCCGGTCAGCGGCCCGCTTTGCCCAGAACTCAGGGGAGTGGCCCCCGTTGTCGGAGGTTTCGACATCGACCTTAAAAGTTCCAACCTGTGCTGCGTCTACAAACATCAGTTAGCCTTCACGGTGATGAGGCCCTCACGGTAAGCGTCGAGGTTCTCACGGCCTTCGCCGAAGTTCTTCAGACGGTTGAGGGACTCAAGGAAACGGTTGTTGTACAGGGTGATGAGATCCGCCTCACCCTTCATGTAGGTGTAAGCCTCGACCAGTGTCCCGTACAAGAGGGCCTGCTCGGCGTTGTCCCCTAGCCAAGTGGTCCCAGCGGTCACGATGGATGCGGGCTGGTAATAGTAGTGAAGCTCGGTGGAATAGCTGCTGTCGGGGACAGGGGCAAGGATGAACGTGTTGATATCGAAGAACCCGTAGTACTTAGGCACCCCGGTAGCACCCGTAGGATTGTACTCCTGAACGTACTCAACGTCCTTGTTGAGGAGGAACACCGTCGATCCAGCGGCCGTTACCGATAGGCTAAAAGGGGCGAGGTAGTCCGAGGGGACGGAAAGGTACTTGTTGCTTGCCGTGCAGTTTCCAGCAATGCTCTTACGGAACACTTCGAGACTGACGGCATAGAGGAGGCGCTCTTCACAGTTCTTGATGAACGTGTCGATGTTCGAGTTGAATGTTGTCTCGTCGTACTCGGTGAAGTCCTTGACGGCCTGCACCAGCGTTGCGTAGGTCCAAGCCATCAGGATACCTCCACAGTGACCATGCCCACAATCGCAATGACTTGGGTTGAGGTGTTCTGAATGAACGGGAAGATGTTCTGGCCGACAGGAACATCCATGGGCTCAAAGCGATCTGGGCGAGGGTTAAGCAAGGCCTGCGGCTCCGTCGGTGGGTAGATGGGGTCAAGCTGCGGGTGCTTCATGGACCAGCACTCGTCGCACGACCTAAGACCCTGCCACTCTTTCCTCAGTTGTGTGTACTTGTACCGGAAACCGCACCGGTCGCAAATAGCCCACGACATGAAACCGGAGGCGGTCCTAGCCATCTTACACCACTCGGTAGAAGTTTTGAACCGGGGTCAGGCGCAGCCCGGCACGGTCGCGGTCTTCGCCCGCCGCACGGTCAAACTCCTCCTCGTACGCGGCTTTCAGCATCTGCGTACGCTCGGGAGCCTTCTTCATGGACAGATAATATGCCAGTCCTGCGGCAAGGCAGGGGTAGAACCTGAAAGGAAGCTGGAGGGTATTAGCTCCCGCCGCAGCGTCGTCCATGCGGACGAGCTTGTTAACGACGACATAATAGGCCGTGTTTGGCATGGGCCAGAGATACAGCACGGGGATAACCTGACGGTCCACAAAGAACTGGACCGGACGACCCGGGGTCAGCTTATTGGGGATGTTGAGGTAGTACTCGCGGCTAACGCGGTCGAGCGTCAGGTCTTGCTGACTTTGGGTGCCGACACCGGTAGTGAACCGCACGACAGCGGAGATGATGTCAATGTCGGAAGCGGCAAGCGTATAAGACTCACTGCTGCTTCCGACATTGATGACCTCTTCCTGAATGGTCCACTGGTTCAAACCACGGTTGGCCCACTCGGCGAGCAACAGGTTCAGGCTGCGGCGCGCCGTGCGCTGGTCATAGCCAGTTCGCACCTCGATGCCACAACGCTCGAAGGCTTCTTCGATGTAGTCGGCTACATCAAGTTCGAACGTCTTGGTGCCTGAAGTCGTCATGTTGTCCTACCTCAGCAAACCTTGCCGCCCTTTTTGTAGGCCGCGCCCTTGCCACGAGAGGCCATGCCTTTGCCCTTGGCTGCGATACCACCACCTTTGAGGCCCTTCGCGGACTTCTGGGTATCGTGCTTCGTGTCAGCCTCGGAGGCCTCCCAATCCTTCATAGACATGCCGCGCTTTTTGGCAAGCTTCTTGTCCTGTGAGACGTCCTTCTTGGACCCCTCCCACATGCCGATGTTCATTAGGCCTGTAGGTGATTTGCTGGCCATGTTAGCACATCCTCATCTTGCCCTGACCGCGCTGGGCGGCACCCGCTCCACGGACAGCCCCACCGGATTTCTTCATCATCCCGCCAGACTTCTTCTTGACCATGCCGCCCTTGCGATACTGCTGGTCAGGGACCTGACGCTCACCCTTGTAGATATCCGGAACGAGGTCTGGTGAACTGGCCTCGGGAGAGGTGCTTTCCTGAACCTTACCGACAGTGCCATAACGCCGCTGCGGCATGTCGCTATTCAGGGTAAAGAACGGCTTGCTCTCAGTGGTGTCGTTCTCCCCAGTACGGTAGGTGCCGAATCTACGGGGTACAATTCCGGTCTTGGGGCTGGTGACAACATCCGGTGGGTTGATCCCCCGAGTTCCATTCCTAGCCGCAGAAGCAGCCATATCGGAACCCGTGGCCATGTCCTCAGACTCGACCGTGTTGGCTCGTCCAGCAGAACGGATCTCTTCGCCGCCAGAAGAATCCTCCCTAGACCTAGCCTTGTTTCTGCTGCCAGAGGCCATGCTCTTGCCGTAGGCTGAGGACCCTTCGCCAGCCATGCGTGTGTTGTAGGATTTCCCTTCAAATTCGAAGGTCTTCTCGCCGTTATCACGAGCCTCTTTGTAGGCTCTGTCGAAACGCATACGTGTCGCGCTCTTGGCCATCTTACTTCCCCTTCTTAGCTTTGCCCGCCTCAGAAAGGGCGATGGCGATTGCCTGCTTGCGGTTCTTGACTACCGGCCCCTTCTTGGACCCGGTGTGCAGAGTTCCAGTTTTGAACTCATGCATGACCTTGCCTACCTTGGCTTGGGCCTTTGAAGGTTTCTTGGCCATGTCACTTACCCTTTTTCTTGCCCATGGCGATCATGATCATGAGGCCACCTTTTTTGGGGGGGACCTTGCCGCCCTTCTTCATACCGGGTTTCTCAGAGAGTTTGCCGGTCTTTGTGTTCCTGACAATCTTTGAGAAATCTACCTTGCCACCCTTCTTCATGCCGGGAGGAGCCATGCCGGGAGGCGGGGCCATCTCGGGAGCTGGCATTGCACGGCCACGGGGTGCCGGGGTGGCCATCTCAGGGGGAGCGGCGCGGCCTGCGCCAGCCTGCATCATCTCGTCCACGGCCTTCGCGCGGGCGCGGTAGGCCAGTGTTTCTTTCTTTTTGTCCTTGGCTTTCATCATGACTTAACTCCTGAAAGGCGGTCCAGCTTTTCCTCAAGACGGTCGAACCGCTGCATGATCCGGTCGAGGTCATGGTGAAGATCATCTCTGGTGACGTAGGATCTTGCGATGTTTTCGCGGGTCTCAGCTATCGCCTTCCAAAGGTTGTTATGTACGGCCTCTGCCGTATCAACGCGCTTGTTAACGTAGGATAGGCCCCAGACGATGGGGCCTACCACTAGGGTCAGGATGACATTCCATATGATGTCAGCCCCGACGGTCATCAGTACAGCTTCCGCATGACGAGGATGATCGTGTAGGCATCACCCGAAGAGGCATCAAGCGTGGTGAACAGAATATTCCCTGTCTTCCCAGTGGTTGTGTTGTTGTCCAACCCACCAAACTCATCGAAGTTCATGGTCTGCATGACGTTCTGGGGGACCGTCAAGATGGTCCCGTTTGCTGTAGCTTCCCACAGCAAACGAACTTCCATGCCATGCGTCAGGCCGTAGATCTTGTCGATCTGCACCGCAGTGCAAGCCTTGCCTTGGTAAGTGGCAAGCGTGGTGACATCGACTTTTTTCACAGCAGATTCACCAGTGCCGTCTGAGGCATTGGTGAACTTCATGACCAGAACTTTATCCCCTTGGAAGAGGATCTGTGTGGCAACTGTGTCAGCCATCAGGGCCTCCTATTAGGGGCTGATAGCGCCCGGCTGAACGTAGCTGACGACCAGATAGCCTGTGCCCGTACCAGTGTTACCGGATGTCAACTTGATGCGGACGTCAGCGGTGCCTGCGCCGACGCTGTACCAGTTACCGATACGGGTCGCATCTGCGCCAGCAGTGGCCGTAATGATCCCAAGAGTGCCACCAGCAACCGCTGTAGCGGTAGTCAGGGCAGTAGCAGAAACCGTCGTGCCAAGGCCAAGGGTTGAAGCCACGCCGCTCCAGACGGCGGTGATGTAGAGTTTGATGTCGGTGATCGTGCTACCCGCAGGGAGGACGATGTTGGTCGTGTAGACGCCATCAGCGCCGGGACCAGCCTGCGTGACAGCCTCAGACTGCATGAGGACGACATTGCCGGTGTTGGCGACGTCCTGACCAAGCGTGGTGCCGGTCGTGAACTTGATGGGGCCAGCCTTGATAGGGCCGGAGAATGTTGAAGTTCCCATGATGATCTCCTGTCGTGGGTTGTCTGCCGTGGGGCAGTCAGGGACTATCTAACGCTACAATAAAAAGGGGGGAGGCACAAGGCCATCCCCCCTTAGTAAGCAAGACTCTGTACGCCTTACGCGCCGGGGGAACCGTACATCGCACGGGGATCCGACCAGCCGAAGCTGTAACGCTCACGAGCCTTATAGCGGGCGTTGCCGGTCTCGAAATCGCCTTCCATGGCGGTCTTGAGGGGCGCACGAACGAAGTGCTTCATGCCGTTGGGGGCGTCCGTCTTGATGAAGAACGCATCCGGATCGGTCAGGAAGTGGTTGACCGTGAAGCCCTGCGGCAGATAACCACCCGACTTCAACGCATTGATGTCGTTGTCGGAAGTGGAGACACGCTGCTCAGACTTCAGGATACGCTCCGCAGTAAACTGGAGAGCCGGAGGGATGATCAGCTTCATGCCGCGAAGGGCAATCTTCAGACCACGCTCGTCGATGAACGCCGCGATGTCGATCAGGGACTGCTCCAACGAGGTTTCGTTGAGATCAGCCGCAGTCGCCAGCGTGTTCGACCAGTTGCCGCCACCAGTGGTGGTGTGCGCAGTACTCAGAAGGCAGACACCGTCGCCGCCCAGATAGCTGGACGAGAAGGCGTTGTTGAGTACCGAAGCACCCTTCACCTGTTTGGTGTTGGACATCGAACGCGCCAGAGCGCGGGTATAGCGAGAGCTGAGTTTGTCGTAGAGGTTGTCCTCAACGGCTTCCTCAGTGATCGCAAACGCGAGAGCGATGGTCTCGTGCGTATAGCGGGCAGTGAAAGCTTCACCAGCCGTATCGTACGTGATTGCCGCGCCTTCGCCCTTCACAGGGGCCTGACCAAAGCCAGACAGCATGACCTCTTCCTCGAACGCGCGGTCCGAAGACTCGGTGTCGAAGATCTCAGCATGCTCGTTGTCGTACCGGTCGTACTCCATACCAAAGAGGGCGTTGAGGCCCGGCTCCAGTTCCTTAAGGAGTTGTGAACGAGTGATTGCCATTGTTCAAACTCCCTTTAGATACCCGCACCAGTACCGTTAGCATTATAACGGTAGAAGTGGTTGTTGAGGAGGACGACAGCCAGACGACCCGCCGCAGCCGCATCCGAATTGGCAGGAGTGTCCTCGAAGCCAAGAATACGGAGGTTCAGCGTGTTGGTTGTCGTAGCCGTCGAGACGGCGAGCTTGCCCGCAGACAGGCCCGAGGTTGTGCTGCCGGTTGTCGCGGTAGCAAAGTTAGCATTGGCGTGGACAAGGGCGTCCGCAGCCGCAGCATCGCAGTTGATCAGGAAGACCTGATCAGGGTTAGCCGAAACGATGCCCGTAGCGATGGAACTCGCATAGCAGGCAGCGGTGCCGGGGTAGTAGGGAGACCAACGGGGCTTGCCCGTCAGGTCGATATAGTTACAGCCGAGAAACGCGCCCAGAATGGGGACCGTACCGCCAGCAGCAGAGCCAACGATGTCGATCAGGCCGTTACCCAGCGGGATAACAGGGGAACCCTGATAGATCACGCTGGAAGAACCGGCAGTTGCCGCAGTCTGAATGTTGAACACAATGTCGCCATTGGTGTTCGCGCCGCTTCCAAGCATACGATACGGGCGAAGCCCGAACGAGGCATTGATATTTGCCATTGCTCAGATCCTTGTTGAAGGGAGTTACTCGGAGGAACGGTTGCCGCCGAAAGTAACCCGGGTTTGACGTTCAGGTTTGATGATAGGCATAGACGGGTGCTGTTCACGCAGGAGATCGTTGTCTACCGCCGCAAGCTGGTCCGCAGATTGGCGACGATAATATGCATTCCTTTGTGCTGCCGTCTCTAAAGGAAACCTCGCCAGAATCAGACCACCTACTCCAATCACGCCCGCATGGACGCCATCCTGAATAGTGGGGGCTACGAAATCTGGGTAGTCCTCGGCGCGAACTGGTTCGAAGCCTTCGCGTAGGCGGGCGGAAAAGTTCTTCCGGTCATCAAACCCGTTGATCTCTGCACGAATCCAACGGTGCGTGTACCCCTCAGGAGGGGGCGGTGCGTCCAAGGAGGACGGGGGCTTCCAAGGCTTTACACGAGAAGTCTTGTCGCGGGCAGTCTCAGCGCGGGGGGTGCGGTCCATAAGAATGTTCCTTAACCGTTAAGCTTTTGAGCATGCCTTGCATACTCTTCTAAACTAACTCCCAGCCTCTTTGCAATAGAGACCTGAGTTGGGGTGAGCTTCACTTGTCGCTTACCATCTGTACGAGGTGCGCCACGGGCTGAAGCAACAGGAGAAGTTGTGTTCCTACTGCCTTGAAACTTATGTGGAAATTCAGTTCTGACGCGACGGTCAATCTCCGCATAGTACTCATTGCTGGTGGGGTCGTAGCCCTCGACTTCCACAAGTTTTTTGTGGAAATGGAACGCTGCTTGGGTCATGACTTCGTCATGACCAAACCACTTGTTCCTCTCAGCCCAAGCCTCGGCCCGGGGGTCAGGCTGGACTTCGGGCTGCGGGGGGACGTACTGGGCGTCTGGCTGGCGGGGGTTGGCCTCCTCATGCTGACGCCGGGCCTTCTGGGTGCGAAGGCGCTCATTCTCGACAGCGAGATTGGCCATCATGCGCTGGGCTTCGATCTGCCCATCGACGTCGTTCATGTCAACGGACTGCTTGTACTTGTCTTTAGCAAGGGTCTCTTGGATCTTCAGGCGCGTGTCAAACTCGTTGACCAACGTCTTGTCCAATATATCGGCCCGGTTTCGATGGGTATCCATCTCCCCCTTGAGGCCGCGAGCGTAGTCCAGAGCGGCATGTTCGCGGCGCTCTGCTTCACGCAGTTTGTAGGTGAGCTTGTCGATCCGTTTGCGAACGCTCTCGGATTGGTCCTCAAGATCATCCTTTGCGGATTTTTCATCCACCGGTTTTTCTGCAACGACAACCTTGGCTTGTTCCTTGGTGTCGGTATCTTCAATCGTTACCTCGACAGAACCGTCGAGTTCGGTCTCTTCAGACATAGTGATCTCCTATGTGCGCCGTCTCAGACGTGCTTGATATCGTCTGGATCAGCGATGGTTGCGATGACTTCGTCATCGTTGATGATGCGGACTTCGCCACCCTCGATGCGGAAGCGCGCACCGGCATAGCGGCCAATGGTGATCCAATCGCCCTTCTTGCACCACGGGCCACCGGGATATTTGTTCTTGTCGGCGTAGGCGTCCGGACCTACGGCAAGGACGTACGCAACAACCGTCGCCAAACTTTGGGCAGCGATGTACTCCTCGGGAACGTAGACGCTCCCAATTTTGCTCTTGCCCCGGTAGGGCAGGATCAAGAGACGCCACCCGGTAGGCTGGGGCAGACGGGCAACGACAGTGTCGGGGATTTTGGTGGGGTCGAGAACCCGCTCTTCAGCCCTGACGTAGGCGTCATTGATGATGGGAAGGGTTTCTTTGGCGGGGGCTTTCGCCTTGTCGACGTGTTCAGGCAGTATCAGACTCGTCATCTGCAAAGGTATCCTGCTTCAGCAGAAGGCGGATTTCGCGCTCGACTTCGGTCCAAACCTCAAGTTTGCCCCGAAGATGGCGGAAAGCGGCGAAGTCCTGAACCGAGCCTTCTGTAATCGCTTCAGAGACCACTGTTCGCCGCTCGCGTATTACCTTAAGCACTCTGTCAACAAAGTAAAGATCTGACACGGGGTTATCCCTTAGCGGAGGACAAACTTCGTGGCGCGCATCTGCAAGCCAAAGCCGCGAGCAGTCATCTCACCCTTGGGGGCAGAGGGGATAGAGACGTTCTCGGTCTTGGCAAAGGGAAGTGTTCCCTGACCGGCGTAGTCCTGCTCCGTCATGACAGAGGTAGAAGTGGTGCGGGTGGTGACGGTGGGTCCACCGTGGGAGGCCTTGTTGTGCATGATCTGCTCCTAGAGTTTGGTGTCGAAGAGGGGGTAAACGTCTTGGATTGTAGATTCAGCGGGGGTTGCAGCCGCCACTGTCGGAGGTGTCGGAGCTGTGTAGGCCATTTGCGCTGGTGGGGTTCTCGCCGTCGTCGGGAACGCGAACGGGTAGAAACCTGTGTCGGGGGCACTAGCCGCAGCCCCGGTTACGGGGGACAAGGCGTAGTCGGACGGGGCAACGCGAGCCTTGAGGACCGGTGACGTATTGTAGAACCCGTAATAGAACCCCGAAGGAGTTGTGGTGGTTGTGGAATCTCCACCACCGGGCAGAGTGTTGGTACCGTCCCCGATGGGCAGGGTGTCGGTATTCCCACTCCCGGTATCACCTGTGGAAGCCCCCGTGTCGGTGGTGGTAGAAGCCCCGGTTGATGTGGTTGTCTGAGTGGCGTTGGCGTCGAGGCCCGCAGAAATAGCGGCAAGAGTTTGGGACGCCTGTTCGTTTTGAGCGGCGAGAGCGTCCAGCGAATCTTTGCTCAACCCATCCTGTACGTTCTGAGACTCCTGCTTACTAGCGTCTGTCAGTTGCTGTTGAGCTAGATCTGCCCGCTGTTGATCCGTAAGAGGCGAGGCCTTCTCATTGTCTAGAGGGTCTTCAGCCGCTTTAGCCTCAGCCAATTGCTGTTGAGCCAAAGCATCGCGTTCCGCGTCCGTGAGAGGCGAGGCCTTCTCATTGTCTAGGCGGCCAAGGTCTGATACCGGACCCGGGTCCTCTTCAGTCACTACCTCCTCGGGCGTGGTGATGGTGGGGAGGTCGAAGGTCAATTGGGCCTTTGCTTCGTCCTCCTTGGCCTTCGCCTCGTCTGCTTTGTCCTGATCCGCCTTCGCCTGATCCGCCTTCGCCTGATCTGCTTTGTCCTGATCCGCCTTCGCCTGATCTGCTTTGTCCTGATCCGCCTTCGCCTGATCCGCCTTCGCCTGATCCGCCTTCGCCTGATCCGCCACCATATCTTTAGCCGCCTGTGTGGGGCCAATCATGTCCGCAGGCACACCGGGTGCTTCTGTTGTAAAGGGCGGGGGAGCAACAAATTGGGGGGCTTGTACAACTGGCGAGTAGGTTTTTGCAGGACCTTCCCAGCCCATCCACCCAAGCTCTCCAGCCTTTGCCGATCCGACTCCGAAAAGCTCGCCCAACACCGACCCAACACTGCTCAAGCCGCTACCACCGTTGCCCTGATCAGCGGCGGTAGCATCGAGCCCGGCGCTCACGGCGTTCAGCGTGGCGTCTGCTTCTGCGTTCTGGTTTGCCAAAGCCCCATAAGAGGCGGCGCTGATGCCGGGATCGCTTTCAGCTTTGTCCGCTGCCTCCATCGCATCTTTTGTGCTTTGAGAGAGGTTGGACTCGTCAGCAATGCCCAGACTGCTGAAGCCCTTCGACTCTGTTGGTGCGGCCTCTGTAAAGCCAAGGGCCTCAGCCATGGCCGACCAGCTACTGAAAGTAGCTGTGGCGTTCACAGCATTTTCAGATGGGGCATCGGCGGCATTCTCGGTGGTGGATGGGTCACCAGCAGTCTCGGCAGCGGAGGCGGTGGCGGCGGACATGGAAGCGCCAGCGGCTTCAGCGGCGGCGGACTCGGCATCGGCGGCGGCGGCGTTGTCTGCCGCCATAGAGGCGGACATGGAAGCGCCAGCGGCTTCAGCGGCGGCGGACTCGGCATCGGCGGCGGCGGCATCAGCGGCGGCGGCGGCGGCATCAGCGGCGGCTGCGGAATCGGAATCTTCGCCACCGCTGGCGTTCGCTTCCCCCTCATCCCCCTCGCCGTCATCGTCGTCGCCGTCATCGTCCCCGCCGTCGCCGTCGCCGTCACCATCTCCGCAGCCGCAGCCGCAGCCGCAGCCGCAACTACAACCCTGAGAAGCAAGGGAGACGACACGGCTCTCCATGGCCCCGGCGGTGACACCGCCAAGCATGTTCAGGAGGGCGCGCTCTTCGGCGGTGACAATTGGTTCAACCTTGGGTTCCCCGCGTACAATAGGTGCGGTCGCAAGGACGCTGGCCACTGCGTCGTCCGCAGCGGCATGCTTCAGCATCTTGACGGCTAGGGCGCGGAGTTCGTCGTCGGTCATGTCGGAGTCCGATGCTCTTCGTAGAACCGCTCAAGGTTCGGGTAGTTGGTGAGCTTCGCCCCATTATCGCTCAGATTGGCTATCTCTATCAACCTTAAATCTCGGAGGTCTTCTGAAGACAGGTCAACGGGCTGTTTCGTCTTCCAATCGTAGATGTGCCCTGTCTCAAGGCCCTGCGGTCGGTTGATGATGCAGAAGAGCCACGCGAGCCGTTCTGCCCGCTCTCCAAAGAGTTGCCGTATGACCGGGCGCTGGTCAGGTTTCACCGTAGCAAATTTGAAGCTGTTGGTCCCGTAGATGGAGTGGAGGCCCCCCGCAAGGGCGACCTCCTCATCAGCACCCATCCTGATCAAGTCGTCGTACGTGTTCGTCAGATGTTCCCCAAGTGTGAGACCCATCCGACGATTGTGCGGCTTCTTGAAGGTGCCAAGACGCTTCAGGGCAACCATGAGGATATGACGGCGGCTCACAGGGGGCGACCCTTGAGGACTAGAACCCTACGGGCGACCGGGCAAATGCGGCTGACTCCGCGCCCGGCATGCTTGATGTTGCCCGGGAAGATGGTCATCCTTCCATACTTTGGAAGGATTGCACGGATGATGTTGTCCTCTTCCTCGTTCAAGAAGACGGTTTCACCGGCATACTCAGGCTTCCAGTCCTTCTCGTAGTAGATGATGACCGTCTGGTCTTCCTTGAACTTGCTGTCCTTATGGATGTACCCCTCAACGCCATAGGTGTGGGCGTTAGCGTAGGCACGAACAAGGACGGGGGTTGTCGGCATGAACCGGGGCTGGATATAGTCCCAGAGGTTTCGAATGCAGGGTTCTACCTCATGGTAAACCTCGTCACGCTCGACCTTGCTATCAGACAGCACGATGTTCCAATGGCCGAAACCCAGCATCTTGTTCGAACGCCAGCCATACTGCCAGCCCCGACGCTCGACCTCGCAGATGCATTCCGCGAGGATGTCTTCGGGGATCTTGTCGTCATAGCAGCGGATGGTCTCTTCCTCTGCAATAGCTTTGCCAGCCTCGATCAAGGAGGCGTCCTTCTTCATCGCCGCGACAAGGGCGGCGACGGCGTCGTCATACTTAAGGTTGTCGTCCATTCTTTGACCCCACCTTTGGTTTCCAGCCGACCATAGCTTTCATTCTCAAAAGCGCATCACGGAAGGCTGCATCCTGTTTTGGCACATTCTTGATGTAGCCATCAAGCTCGGCCTCGGTATCCAGTGCGTCTTCCGTCCTGTTGAACTCTTTTTTTGGGGATAGTTTGAACTTCTTGGAGATGTCGCTGAGGTACTTAAGTTCCCTCGCGTAGAGGGAGGATCTGCGTCCGACCACGTTCTTCGCGTACTGGTTGAGGGCAAAGAAAAGTTTGTCGGGGTCGCTCTCGGACCGGCGGATAAGGTTGTTCCCAATCTGTAATCCGTAGCGGTTAACGGAGTGCTGGGCCAGTTCTTGGAACGCGACGGTGTTTTTGGGGCGGCTCTCGACCACGCCACCTTTTGCAAAGGGCTTGGCTATCTTCGTGTCATGCCCCATGCGCTTTGTGGGCTGCGGGAGAAAACGCTTGTGCTGGTTTGCGACAAGGCCATAGCCCTGCCCCTCCAAACCGCCAAGGGCCAGATCCAAACGGGCCAACATGCGGAGTGCGCGGGAGTACCGCTCAACGCGGCGCAGGATCGAAGCCGTGTCTCTTGCCAAGATTTCAGCGGCAAACTCAGCCGCCTTCTCGGGAGGGATCGTGTTTGTGGAGGCCATGCGGAGAAGGAAAGCAATCTTGCCCGCGTCAAGGTTACCTTTCTTGGAGATGAGGGTTATCTCGTTCAGGACACGCGCTGTAGTCTCGGGAACATTGATCGGGGCGGGGTTCTTGGCCTTCTGCAACAGATCAACAATCCCGCCAGCGGCGTACGACAGACGAGGGATCTGGAGCATGGGGGTTTGCTGTTGCTGCTGAAGAGAGTCTGAAGCACTGAGCAATGCGTTCAGTGCATAGCTCTGTCTCTTTGAGGACCCGGTGTCCTCGGAATCAGCCGTCTCCTCCAGTACATCAGCAGTGTTTGGCGCGGCGAGGGGGGAGTCTTGCGCCACCTTGTCGATGGGCGGCGTCTCACCAAGGGCGCTGTAGGGGCGTAGCTTGTCGCTGGCGTCATCACCCTCGTACTTCGCCATGACCTTGTTAGCAAAGGCGCTGGACGGCATATCCACGGAACCGCCATTGCCAACGACGGCCTGCTGCGCAACCCTTGGCTTGTCTTTGTAGGCCGCTAGCGAGCCCAGAGCAGATACCGCAGGCGCATCCCCACCCTTCAGGATTGCTGCCGCCCCCTCAGCACCCTGTTGGTGGGCCAGATACAGCACCTTTCCGTCAGGGTTTTCGATCCCTTTTCGTTGGAGGATGGCCCTGTTCTGAACAGCCAAGCGCGCCGTGGCCTCAGCGGAAGCTTCGAGATCATACGGATCGGTGAGCCCCATGCCTTTGGACGTCTTAGGCATGAACTGAAAAGGACCTTCAGCCCCGCTACTTTTGTTGTAGACGTCCTTTCCGCTACCGCTCTCAAGCTGGTAGGTGCGCGCCAAGTAGCCGCTGGGGAGGCGGTACTTGGACTCGATGTTGGCGAAAAGTTCTTTGGTCGAGGCCATTAGACCCTCTTGGATTCACGGGCGCGGGCAAGGGAGACGTTGGCGCGGAGCTGTTGGATGTCTTCCAAGGAGGCTCGCTTCTTGTCATCCTCGGCCTGACGCTGCTGAAGCTTCCGCTCATCAAGGTCAATGCGCAGAGCGGCTTCCTCAGACTTCAGTTTAACCGCCTGCTCACGGATGTCGAGGTCCCGCTGCTGGAGTTGGATCAACGGATCGTCAGTTTTCTGCGGGTTCAACTGCCCCAGAACCTGTGCGATCATCTGGTTCTCCAGCGCAGCCGCAGCCTTCTGGAGAAGAGCTGCTGGGGGCGGGGGAGGCGGCGGTGCGCCCGGCATCTGCTGCATGCTTTGGTAGGCTTCCTGTGCATGTTGCTGGGCCTGCTGCATAGCCATGTAGGTGATGTGTTCGAAGATGTGGGCCAGCAGGATGCCGTAAACTTGCGGGGAAGTCTGGATCAAAGGAGTCTTGATGAAGGCGATATGGGCCGCGATATGGGACATATGGTCCTGATCGGGGAACGCCCGCAGTTGCGGAGCGCCATTCGGCACGATCATGGAGCGAGAGTTCTCCATTGCCGGGCCTTCAGGCTGCGGTTTGGGCGGGGGCGGCAGCAACAAGTCGATGTCACGCACCCCGAGAGCCGAGTACATGCTGTGGAACGCCTCGTACTGGTTGTGCATCTGAGGTGCAGACTGAGCAAGCTGCAACTGCTGCTGCGCCAGCGCGATACGCTGGGTCATCGAGAAGATATTGGGGTCCGAAGTCGGGATAATGTCAATCCGGTCGTCGAAATCCTGCACGAAGATCTGCGGACCGCCCTTCACCTCATAGGGGTAGGCGTTCACGCTCTCCCGAATGGCCCTCGTGAGGAGTTTAAGCTCCTGTTTCTGGGCATAGTGCAGCCGTTTGTGGACCGCGCTCAACACACGGCTCCCACGCTCCAGCAAAGCGATGGTTGTCCCGACCGGCATCTCCTGATTGGAGTCAGTCATGCCCAAATCAGCCGTTCCGATGAACTTTTCCGCCGCCGAAACGCAGAAACCAAGCAGTTGCATGAGGACTGCGCTGGGTTCCTTGTAGGGAAGGGGCAGCAAGCTGTCTCTCAGGCTCCCGCCGGGGGCATCAACGTCGCGCCACTCACCCGGCTGGAGCAAAGCGCCCTCATCTTGGATGCGCAGGCCCTTGGCCTTGAACCCAGCAGGCAAATTCGACAGCGTCCCGGCGTCGATGAGCTGCCGAAGGATCGAAGTCGAGCTTCTCGACAGGTTTCCAAGCAGATGCACTAGCCCAAAGCCGTAGAAACCAAGGCCGGGCATGAACTTGTAGTGGACGAAGTACTGGCGCTTGCGCTTCTTGGGGTCCTTTTCGTCGTAATTCCGGCGGATCGACAGGATATCGCCGGTATCGACGTTGATCGTGACGATGTAGGGCAGCTTGATGCCGGTCAACTCGCCGTCTTCAGCCGCATCCTCCAACCCTTCGAGGTCTAAGTATGTGTGGATCTCGTAGAGGGTGTAGTCGTCCGTGTCAGAAGCAGGCTCGATGCCCGTGATCTTGTCGGTCTTCTCGACAATGTCGTCCCGCTCCATCTCCGCAGGCTCTTGCAAGTCGATATCACGGTAGAAACCGGACACTTGCTGCTTGCGGAGGTCGTTGCGGCTGATGCGGATGACGTGCGTGACGCGGTCGGCGGTCGCCAGATCGCGCGCACCGTAGGGTACGATGAGGTCCTTGGGCAAAACGTAGGGGGAAACAGCCCGCCCTAATTCCCCATCCCTGTAGATCTTCTTGAAGGTGGACCCACCATAGCCCAGATAGTACAGCATCTGGTCATAGTCAGGGTCGTACTCCTCCATCTCAACAGTGATGTAGTAATTGAGGAAGTCCTTGACCCTCGCGGCCTGCAACTCCTTCTCAGGGGTCACCTCTCCAAGGATCTGCGAGCGGGCCGGGCCACCAGCAGGCAGCATTTCCTTGTAGGCCTGCGCCTGAAACTGGGTGACGGCCTCGTTCAAGATGGGGTGCGTGACGCCGGTTGACCCTTCAAAGGGCTCCGTCCGGTCGTCGTAGGTCAGGCCAAGGAGCGTGAGCCCCTCCTCGTACATCCTACGCCACTCTTCGCGGCTCTCGTCGTCCTCTTCAACAGCGTTGGAAAGTTCCTTGGACATGGCGCGGAGGACCTTCTCCTCCATCTCCTCGGCCAAATTGTCACCGAAACCAAGGGTTGAGATGTCCTTGTTCTCGGTCGATGAGCCATAGGTGATGAGCGCGCCGCCCTCGTCATCCTCTTCGATGGTGAAGTCGTCCTCGGCCTCCGGACCTTCGCCCTCGGCTTCCATTTCGGGCATGTCCTCGTCTTCAAGATCCATGGGAGCCTGCATCAGGCCCTTGTCTACGTTGTTGAAGCGGGACTTTGCCATTAGTAATAGACCCTGTTGGATGGACGCTTGGTCATTTCCATCTGGTAATCATCGGGGTGGCCGATGAACCCACCCTGTCGGAACCGCATCAAGGCTTGGCTGGCGCAATCGACGTGATCGTCATGCTCACCGAAGGGGAAAGACGCCAGTTCCTCCACGACTTCCTCCGCCCATGAGGCATCCGGCCTCCAGATCAGTCCGGACTCGAACAGAGGGGAGATCGAGTTCACCCTCGAATGTTTATCATTACCACGGGAAGGCGTAAAGTTTACAACAGGAATGCCCATGGCCCGCAGTTCCTGCGTCAGCGGCGTCCCCGAAGCCTTGGCCTCGATCAAGACCGTCTCCGGTTCCCAGTACTTGTACTCCTCAAGCGTCACCCGTTTCAGATCGGGGAACTCCCACCGGCCCTTCTTGGCGTCCAAGAGGATGGCGTTGGGGGCCGAGTCCTCGGTGGGGTAGAACACCCCCCACGTTTGGATGGCGCTATAGTCAGCGGTCCGTGTTTTGAGGAACGCCGTGTCGTAGCTCTGGATCACATACTGGAGCCTCGGGATGTCCTTCTTTTCCCAGACCTTCCACCAGTCCCTCTTGATCAGAGACGAGGCGTCGGAGGTAGGACGCTGCATATACTGCGCCATCCACTTCGATAACGAGATCGAAGCCTTGATCTTCTCCAGTTCCTCCAGCTTCCAGTATTCTGGCCATAGGGGCTCCCCGCTATCAAAGATGGCTGGGAACTCCACGACGTCCCACTGGTCGGCCTTGGGGTCCGTGGCCTGCTGCTTCAAAAGCCGAGCCGTCAGATCAGCGTCACCCCAGCGCGTCATGACGATGACAATTGCCCCGCCGGGTTGCAGACGCTGGCGCGGGCCAGACATGTACCACTCCCAAGCGTTGTCCAAAGCAGTGGGGCTCAAGGCGTCCTGTTCGGAGTGCGGGTCATCCACAATGAAGAGGTCCGCGCCGCGACCAGCAATGCTGCCGCCCACACCCGCCGCGTAGTACTCACCGCCGTCATCCGTCTCCCAGCGGTACGCCGCCTTGCTGTCGGCCCGAAGCTTCACGTCTGGGAAGACCTTGTGATATTCCTCCCCGTCCATCAGGTTTCTGACCTTGCGCCCGAAGCGGATCGAGAGGTCCGCCGTGTGGGTGGCCTGCATGATCTTCTTCGTCGGCACCCGGCCAATGAACCACGAGGGGAACAAGTAGCTGGCGAACTCCGACTTCGTGTGCCTCGGTGGCATATTGATGATCAGGCGCTTCAATGTTCCGTTGGCCACGGCCTCCAGCTTCTGCGCCACAATCTTGTGGTGCCGCCCGGCAATGAACCCCGGCCAAACGAACTTCACGTACTCCAAGAAGTTGTCGTGGGCCTTCTTCGAGGACTCCAACTGAGCAAGCCGGTCGTAGAGCTTGGCCAGCTTCTTGAGGTTGTCCTCGTCAATCTTGGGGGAAACAGGGGTCATGGAAAGAACTTGCGCCAGAGAACGAGGAGCTTGGACCAGAAGGAGGGGTGCTTGGTCCGTGGACCGTAGTCGTATTTGCAGGAGGATGGGGCTTTCATGGATGTTACGGTACTACAAAATATGGGTGGGGGGTAGGGGATCCTGTTGGTTTTTATTGACAATTGGGGGGAGCCGGTACCTTGGAGCGATGTTGACAATTCGGGGTCCGTGGGAATTTTTACAATTGGTAACTTGGTGAGGAAAATCGGGTTTTACGCGCGCCCGCGAAGCCCGCGCCTCTTTAGGGGGGTGACGGTTCTCTGACAGTCTGTTGCTTAGGTCCAGTTTGGGCCAAAGAGTCCCGTGGTGGCATGACTCTTGCTTGTGGGCGCGGCGCGCGATGGCGGACAATGTTCCTATGGGATAGGAATGGGGTGAACGTGAACGAATGGAGAACATTGATTTGGCGGGGAAAAACTACTTAAAATAAAGACCCCTGCCAGCGGGCTTCCTAGGCGGTCCTAGGCCATGCTCCCTTATTCACTGCTAATTGCTCCCTGGCATTTCCTATGTTGACATTCGTTCCGTGATCGGGCTTACTTATTGGGCGGGGCGACGCATGCCCCGCGCCATAGAAAGAAAGGCACAAAAAATGACTGATTTAATCAAGGCCCTCTCTGTTGCTCTCGACCGGCTCTCTTCAATCGAAGAGACCATGAACCGGCTCGACCGTCACTCGGAGATGATCTCCCGGTTCAACGACCGGCTCGACCTGTTCGAGGCCCGGTTGACAAAGGCCGAGACCAAGGGCGGAAACGTCGATGTGTGCATTGACGAGATCTGCGCTCTGGAGCGCAAGGTTTACAAGCTCGGAGTCGAGACCCACGACCAAATCAACGTGAACCATCATTTCGAGATCCGGCTCCAGACCCTTGAGGAGCGTACGCTTGACGACCCCGAGTTCGAGCGGTTGCTCGAACGTGTCGTCACTTTGGAAAACGACTCGGGGCGGTGGCTTGAGACCGGCGACGATCTCGACTCGCAGATCGTCGCCGTTGTCGAGCGGGTTCTAGACCGCGTCCTTGAGGACACTCTCGACTCCGCTCTGTCGGGCCGCGAGATCACCGTCACCCTCTAACACTCCCGGTCAAACTGGTGATCGATCACCAGTTTGACCATCCCCCAGAAAGGAACATCGCATGACTGATCATCCTGTAACAGAAAGCGTCGCGGCCGCTCTAGTCGCACTGTCATCGGCGCTCGCGACCCTAACGCGCGAGATCCAGCACACTCAAGGTTTCTCGGCCGCTCTTGCGGAGCGGATCGCGGCCCTTGAGGCAATAGCCGTGAACCAAATGAACAATGCGCCCGCCGGACCTAGCACAACCGACGTTCTGCGCGCCCGTCAGTTGACGACGTTTCAACGGGCCGCTGAACTAGGGGCTGGGATCGACGCGCGCCCTGTGCGCGACGGCCAATGGTAAGGGGAGCGACCATGTCAGATAGCTATATCACTGTTGACGAAAAGAACGGCGTCACTGGTTTCCATGGACCCGACGCGACCCGGCTATGTCATGCGCGGACTGTCAAACATGCGCTGCGCGCTTGCAAGATTGGTTTCCGCCTGACGCGGACGGCGACTCCGACCCGCTCGTTCGCAATGGCCAGCAAGATCACCGGCAAGACGTACAAGCGTGGCCAGTATGACCAAGCCATCGCTGACGTTAACGAATGGATTTGGGCCATGGAAGCGGCCTTGCCCGTCATCCAGCGATAACCGACCGGGGGAGCGCAAGCTCCCCCATTCCACAGAAAGGGGAACACCATGCAAACCATCGAAACCATTCTCTTCACTGCTACTTGGCTCTTCATCGGCGCTGTTGCTGCGCTCTCATTGTTCTAAGAAAGGAACGCACCATGACACGACCCATTCACGCCATCGCTGACGAAATCATCAAGGATTGGGCCAAGCCCTACTTTGGCGCTGTGCCCTATCTTGGCGCAATGCGGTTCCTGCATACCGTAGACGACACCTACGGCTATGACGATGCAAGGACCGTCATCCTCTATTTCATGTCCAATGCCACGACATGGCGCGGCGAGACGGCGCGGCGCGTCAAGGCTGAACTCAAGGCGATGACCGCGCGCCGCTAATCCGGATCCGACCTGCCACCATCCCCCGGTCGAAAGGCCGGGGGATATTTTTTATTGTTCTCTTGTACAATTATATCAAAGGCCCGCGCCAGACGAGGCCCGCGCGCGTGGGGCCGGGGCGCATCTCAATTGCATCTTAGGCCCGCGCCAGACGAGGCCCGCGCGACTAGCTATGCGCCAGACGCATGGAAAAATAAGTTCGAAAACAGCTTGCGTTCTCCCTATTGTTCTCTATACTTACATCGTTAACCGGTCGTAGAAAGGACCTAGGCCATGATCAAGACAGCGCAAGACATGATCAAAGCATTACGCAAAGGCACGTTTACAGGCGTCATTCTCTATCGCGGGCCGAGCATGCTAGACGGCGCACCCATTGTCGTCATCGCTAATCGCATAACCGACGCTAGTACTAACAGCAAGACGGGCGCAATGGTGCAAACCTTCATCATTCGCGCCGACGCCGACCCCATGACCGCATTGCGCGAGGGACTGGATAGCAGCGTCTGCGGAGCTTGCATGCATCGGCCCGCGAACAATGGGACTTGCTATGTCAACGTCGGCCGCAGCGTGGCCAGTGTGTATGGGGCTTTGACGCGCGGCCGTTATGCAGAGCCCGGATCCGACTATGACCGCGCCATCCTGCCGGAGCTATTCGCCGGGCTTGCATTCCGAATGGGGACTTATGGTGATCCGACCGCAGCGCCTTTCCAGATTTGGCGCGCTTGCACCTTAAACGTAGCGGCGATCAATGGTTACTCGCATCAATGGCGCGACAAGCGTTTCGCCGCGTTCAAGCTGCTATGCATGGCCAGTGCCGATAGCACGGCCGACCACGCCGAGGCCCACGCCGCAGGGTGGCGCACGTTCCGTGTCAAGGCTATCGGCGCGCCGAGCCTACAAGGCGAGGTAACATGCCCCGCTTCAAAGGAAGCGGGCCAGAGGACCGTTTGCGCTGACTGTAGGGCATGCGGGGGGCAGAGCGCCAAGGCCCGCGCGTCAATCGTAATTGAGGCCCACGGTGTAACCGCTAAACGCTTTCAGGAGGCATGAAAATGAAACGCTTTGTCGTGATGGCCACCAAACACTTCGAAATTATTGTAGAGGCGAAGAACGAGGAAGAAGCCTATGACGCCGCGTTTAGCGTTCCACTGGAGCAATGGCGCGATGAACACGAACTGGCAGTTGAGATAGAACCCCTAGCAGAGGACGCCTAGAACCATGATCACCACCACCAAAGACCAGCGACGCGCCCTTGGGCGCGTCTTCTCCCGCGTCAATCTCGGGATCACCTATCGCGCCTTTCGCGCGGCCGTGCAGCCGACGTTCGGTTGTGACGGGGCGATTGTCGTTCCTTGGCAGGGGATGTGGCTCTGTATCGAGCGCGACGGTTACTGTCACACGTGAAACATTAGACCAGAGGCCCGCGACCACGAGGCCCGAGCCCCGGGGGGAAACCCTCGGGGCCTTTTGCTGTTCACATTCTGGTGTGGGCGTCTGCAATTGGATCAAAGGCCCGCGAATCAGAGGCCCGCGCAGGGGAGCTATGCGTCTGGTGCATGGCTCTAATTAGATCAGAGGCCCGCGCCGCCGCCATGTCGAGGAACATGGCCAATGGATCACTATAGCTAAGTGTTTGATCTGGTTCAGCTTTTCCTGTTGCGTCGTCCCAAAGGTCCGTGATCCGTGAACCGTTGTAGATCCTGAGACTCTGGGACTCTGGATGGCTGACCATGTTCCAGACGCATGGCGACACTCGAGATCTCGCGGTTTGCCACGCAATCTGCGCTGGTCTCCACAGCCCGGCTGTTTTGTAGGTCTTTGTCGTACACACCTTTAGCTCCACCCAGATCTCAATAGGCGATTGCTGGCCCGTAGGAGGCCACTGATAGGCCCCATTGATGTCGGGGATACCCGCCCCTACCCGCGCCTCGATGCGCGTCCAGTGGGCCAGCCTGTCCGTCTCTCGCTTCAGACGTTTCCAGATCTCAGCCTCGGTTTTCACTGGTCGATCTCCTCGGCCATGCGCTGGCGCTCATCATCGGGGACGAAGTCGGGGATCCCATCGACGTCGCGGGCATTGGCGACCATGTCGATGGTGGGGGAGGTGGACTGCATCAGGACGGGGAATTGCTGCTGGAGCTTGGCAATCTCGGCGATGACGTCCTCGCGGGACATCTGGTCGATCTTTCCCACAAGGATCTCGCTGCGGGAGATATACAAACCACCGGCCTGTCCTCGAGACTTCTCAGCCGCGACCGCTGCGGTGTAGTTCCCCTTCTCCAGAGCCATGTCGCGGATCTTAGCAAGCTGGCGAATATGACTGTCAAAGGTCACCTCGTATTTGCGGGAGAGTTCTTCCTTGATCTCGGCAATACGGACAAGAACATGGGGATAGTCCCGGCCATTCAGGAACCGGGACGCAGCCCACGCTGCGGTGTTGTCCGCAAACCCGGCCTGTCTCGCCGCCTCGGTGCGGGTGACGTCCTCGGTGGCATAGATCCGGCAGAACTTCTCCTGCTTCTCGGTCAGCCCCTTGGTCTTGGGGTTCACAAGGATGTCCATCTTGGGCTTGTGCGTTGCTTTGGCGGTCGCCATGCGGTCCTCCATCGGTGTCCGAAACAGGGTTTTAGCATAAAGAGGGGAGAAAATCACAGGGTGATCACAGGGTGTACCCCTAGAGAACCGGGGGATCACAGGGATCACAGGGTATTTCGAATATTTCCATTTTTCGGCTGCATTGTCACCAGATTAGGGGTCCGTTACGTGTGCGCAGGACTTGATTGACAATTGTTATACTGTATGCACTCACTATACTTACCTATGTGTGCGCGCGGCCGGTAAAGTTCTAATTTCAAAACAACCCTGTGATCCCTGTGATCCCCCGGTTCTCTAAGGACACACCTTGTGATCAACCCTGTGATTTCCTGTCCTCTTTATAGCAAAAGGGCCACGGACCCCGATCCCCCCACATTTTTCCGTTTCCCCCCTGTTGACATCCTCCCACCCCTATCCTATGCTCACCCCAGTCGCGAATCAGCGACCCCTCACACAGAAAGGTGAGCCCATGAAACCGACGCCCATCATCTCCGACCGCGACATGCTCGTGTTGCGTGAAATCCGCCGCCTCGCTGCCGAGGTGTCCGACTGCGCCAGCCTCTTGTACTGGGAAACCCAATACCCCGACACGATCCGTGCCCGGTTCGAGACCGCCATTCAGGGCCTGTCCATCCTGTTGCCCACGGCGCAGGAGACCTTCGCCCCGGCCACCCGCACCCGCTTCTCATGGGATGGCAAGACCGTCTCCTCGCATGTGGAGTCCGTCTGATGGCCCACGCCCCCCGCCAAGTCGCCACCCACAAGGTCACCCTGCGCACGGTCATGCGCCGGGCGTCCTTTGTCCAAGGTCACCGGTCCTTCCTGCAAGGCAAGCCCATCGACTATGACGCCCACCGGCACTGCGCCAACGAGCAGTGGGCCTATGAGCGTGGTCGCCAGTTCGCGGCCATCTTCCCCGAGCCCATCAAAAACGGAAAGACCGTCCGCACCGCCGCCCTGTTCGCCTACGCTGGCGCTTTGAACCGGAGGGAGATCCTATGACCCACCGCTACCTGATCGAAGCTTGCAATGAGCCCCACGGGGAGGGGAATGGGTGGGAACTCTGCCCTGACGCAGCGGCCACATCTTTTCTTGTCTGGAGCGTTTGGGAAGATGACGCCGAGGAATGTCTGGCCGCACTTCGCACCCGCGAAGAGGCCAAAGAGTATATCGCCAACATCTGGGAGGACGCCCTGCTCGCCTACGCTGGCGCTTTGAACCGGAGGGAGATCCTATGACCATCAGCTACCACTTCGTCATCGACCACAAGACGAACCCCGCGACTAATCCATCCTATGTGGTGGACCGCTACATCCTGTACCTCGACTCGGTCTCCGACACGGTGGGCCTGATCGACCGCCAGTTCCTCGGGGACTTCGCCACGTATGGTGAAGCCAAGGCCCTACTTGATAAGCAGCCCTGCCCCGACGCACGGGACAGCTTCCACGGCTCCCGCTCCATCAAGGACAGGGAGCCCACGGATGCGGACATCCACGCCTATGTGGACCTCGCCCGGGCCTACTACGGCAAGCACCCCTGTGACCTCGCCACCGAGATCTGCGACCATCTGGTCCGCGAGGTCCTGTATGGAGAGCAGCTTTTGGACGAAGAGCAGGAGGACTTCCGGCAGACGGCCAGCATGGTCGTGTGGACCGGGATCCACGACAAGAAAGTCTACCTCAGCAAGAAAGGCAACAAGTCATGAACATCGAAACCCTGAAGAGCCTCACCGGGTGGAAGCGCCCGACCGTCAACGCCACCCCGACCGATCTTGAGATCGCCTTGGCGCGGGTCAACGCCGACCACAAGTCCGTGTTGATCGCCGTCAAGATGCTCACGGAGATCGCTCAATCCAACGCCGCCGCCAACCTCGACATGGCCGTGGTCCACGAAGAGCGGAACAAGGGATCCCTGCAACGCGATGCCGATCTCCTCAAGTCCGTGCGCGAACTGAAGCGTGAGGTCTCCGCTGCGGAGAGCCGCCACCAGACCACCTTCGAGATCGCCCTGATCCCCGTGCTACGGGCCATCGACCTCGTGGTGGACAAGGTCAACGGACTGAACGCCGACATCCACACCCTGAAGACCGAGTTGGCCATGGACCGCGAAGCGCAGGCCCGCATCCAGAACACCAAGCTCAACGCCATCGCCATCCGGATCGACGCCCTCACCAAGCTCCTCGCAAAGAACCTGATCAAGCACCCCAAGGGCGTGACCGTCGCCCCGCCAAAGAAGGAGACCCGTGGAGGAGCGCAGCCCGGCGCTGGCCGCAAGCCCGGTTCCAAACCACGCCCTCCGGAGGTGCGCTACGCCGACCTGTCCGACAAGCTCCAACGGTGCCGCGCCCCCAAGGCCCGGGCGAAGTACATGGCCAGCCTCGTTGCCCTGCGCGCGAAGATGGGCATGGCCCCCATGAGCGATAGAGCCCTCGGAAAGGGTGCCCAATGATCTGCGCAGTCCTCGGTCTCTGCACCGCCCTCATCGGCACCCCGTCAGTTCATGACGGGGACACCCTCACGATCCAAGGTCAGGCCGTGCGCCTGTTTGGAATCGACGCTGAAGAACTCGACGAGCCCAATGGCCCGCGAGCCAGAGACGCCCTGCGCGCCCTTGTAAAGGGCACCCACTACGTTCGCTGTGAGCCGACGGGGCAGAAGTCCTACGACCGGGTGGTGGCCATCTGCTACACGGCTGCGGGCGAGGATCTCGGCGAGGCCATGGTCCGTGGAGGGTACGTCTTGGACTGCGCTCGCTACTCCGACTCCATGTACCGACCATTCGAACCCATGGCCATCCGCCGCACCCTGAAACAGAAGCCCTATTGCAGGAGCAAACCATGAGCATGGACACCGAAGAGATGCACAAGGCCACCTATGACCTCGCTCTCAGGCTCTCGAAGGTCTGCGATGGGGAAAACGCCGCCGTGGTCCTTGCAGCGATGGCCTCCCTCGCCGGGCAGTCAGTCTTCAACGTCGCCGCCCCGAACAACATCGCCCCATTGAAGGTGATCGAAGTCTTCATGGACGACGTGAAGGAGTGGACCGGCAAGTACATCGCCTTCCACATCGCGGAGACCATCATCGCCCCCGCCGAGAAGGCCATAACCAACCCCGTGGAGCATTGACCATGATCGTGACAGCCAAGAAGCTCGCCGACAAGGAAGCCCACAAGCAGGCCGTGGACCTCGAGCAACAGATCCTGAAGCTCTTGCACGGCCATGTGGACTACGTGGTCATGACGGCCTTGACCTACACCGCCGCCACGCTGATCGTGCAGATGCCCATCCGTCAGATGAGCATCGAAGAACAGATGGACCACTTCGAAGGGCAGTTGCGCACAGCCGTCGCCCTCCTGTTGAAGCACAAGAAACTCATGGCCACTCAGAAGGAGCATCTGCAATGATGGGCCTCACCTATGGCCGCTTAACCGTCATAAGAGAGGCGGGCTCCAAGGGGGGCCACAAACGTGTTCTTTGCAAGTGTGTCTGCGGGAATGAGAAGGCTGTTGACGTCCGATTCCTATTAAGCGGCAATACTAAATCTTGCGGTTGCCTTAATCTGGACGTCGCAAGGGCACGGGGAAGAAGAAATAGGGTTGGCACCTTTCTGATAAACCCACTCGATTACATAGATGAGGATATTGTCTGATGACCAAGGACGAAGTCGATGGCCTGTTGCTCAAGGTCTACAACGCCCGTGTGGACACGGACAGTGGACCGGGATCCGCTGCGCGCATGATGGAGAAGGATGCTGACGGCGGCAAGAAGCAGCGCGCCCGCGCCCTCTTCTACCAGCCTATCATCTTGGAAGTGCTGGTGCAGTTGGGCCTGTACGTGCGCCACGTGCCACCCAAGAGGGAGAAGAAGGATGATTGATCTTGTGAAGCGGCTGCGTAAAAACGTGATGTGTGGCGATGCTGTGATCGAAGAAGCAGCCGACCACATCGAAAAGCTGGAGGCGGCGCTGCGGTTCTACGCTTGCGACTGCAAACCTGATGATTGCTGCGGCATCGAATACTATGACG